GGTCTTAAATACAAGGAGAGTCCAAATGCAAGGTAAAGATACAATAAATGATTTTTTAAAAGCTATACAAAAGCATTTTGGTGAAGTAGAATATAAAATAACAACAATAGATGGTGTAACATTTAAAAAAACAAAGGGGTGGAGAGATGCTAAAGTGGTCGCTAACGAAGGACAATTTGCCAATGTTGTACGAGAAGTTGAAGGCACTTGACTTTACTCATAGATGGAGAGTAACAGTAACAGATGCAAAACTTAATCGTAGTCATCAACAAAATGAAAGACTATGGCAATTATATACAAGCATATCTCAGCACACAGGTATTGAAAAAGATAAAATACATGAGCTTATGGGCTATAAATTTTTACGATACCAAACAGAAATAGCAGGTATGCCAGTAGAACTTATAAAGTCAACGACAAAACTAACAACATCTGACATGACGGAATACCAAAATGCAATAGAAATTTGGGCGCAAACTAATTTAGGTTGGATGTGGGATTATAATGAACTATAGAAATAAAAAGTTATTAGAAATTGTTAGAGAAGCTCCATGTATGATGTGTTCAATGGAAGATGGAACAGTTTGTGCAGCTCATAGTAATCAATTAAGAGATGGCAAGGGAACTGGTATAAAAGCAAATGATTTTAGAATTGCAGCATTATGCCACCAATGCCACCACATGATAGATAATGATAAGATGTTAGATAAATATGATAGAATAGCTGCATGGGAAGAAGCTCACCGTAAAACTATAGGTTGGTTATTTCTTAACAACTATATAAAAATAAAATGATTACACATAAATTTTCATACAATTGGACTTTAGCTAATACAAATTTTACTAAAGATAAAGGTAAAGTATTTAGTTGTTTTGCTTGTGGGGGAGGTTCTACCATGGGCTATAAACTAGCTGGATTTGATGTTATAGGATGTAATGAGATAGACCCCAAAATGATGGAAGCATATAAAATTAATCATAATCCAAAATATTCTTATCTTGAACCTATACAAACATTTAAATTAAGAGATGATTTACCAAAAGAACTTTATAATTTAGATATTCTTGATGGCTCGCCACCATGTTCTAGTTTTTCTATGGCTGGAAATAGAGATGATGATTGGGGTAAAGAAAAAAAATTTAGAGAAGGTCAAACAGAACAAATATTAGATACTTTATTTTTTGATTTTATTGATTTAGCAAAAAAATTACAACCCAAAATTGTGGTAGCTGAAAATGTGAAGGGTCTCATTATAGGCGCTGCAAAGTCCTATGTATTGAAAATTTATGAAGAGTTTGATAAAGCTGGGTACTATGTAAGACATTGGTTACTCAATGCCTCTATTATGGGAGTTCCTCAAAGAAGGGAAAGAGTATTTTTCCTAGCTATTAGGAAAGACATTGCAAGTCCATTCATAGAACAATTTGATATGTTTAGCATTGCTCCTAGGATTAATTTAGATTTTAATGAACCTGAAATCCCATATAAAGAGATTGAATCTCCCTATCGAGAAGAGAAGGGTAAACATATCCCAGAAGGCATTAAAATTTATTGGGAAAAGATAGAACCTGGAAGAGCTTGTAGTGATGCTCATGAAAAGGGACATATGTTTCAAGAGTTCAAATTACATCCAGATAGAGTTTTACCCACAATAAGAGCTGGAAGTAATAGTTATTATCACTATAAAGATGCTAGAAGATTATTTGATGAAGAGATTATGAAGGGAGGTTCATATCCCCTTGACTATAACCTCATGAGCAATCAAGCTATTTACATGGTAGGTATGAGTGTACCTCCTGTGATGGTGGCTCAAATAGCAACTAGAATTTATGATGAATGGCTTAGTAACATTTAATAAAACAAGAAAGGATAAGCAATGGGTAAAGGTTCTGGAAGAAGACCATTGTTAATTTCTGAGCAAGAAGCACAAGACAACTGGGACAAGATATTTAAAAAAGAAAAGAATAGTGATGATGTATCACCACATACTTATGAATACGAACTTAATAAGTCTACTGGTGAAATAGAGAAAAGATTTACAGACGGAACATCTAAACCTAACGAAAGTCAATTTAATGGCAAGTAAATCACCTACTCAATTGAGTTTAACTAAATTACGAGAAGAAGGATACACAGTAGCAGTAGTAGAGCATTGGAACGCATTTGCAAGGATAAGACAAGACCTATTTGGATTTATAGATTTACTAGCTTTAAAAGGTAAAGAAGTATTAGCAGTACAAACCACATCTGCAAGTAATATGTCTGCAAGGGTTAAGAAGATAAGCGACCATGAAAACGTAGGTGCAGTTCGTGAAGCAGGTTGGACTATTCATGTACATGGATGGCATCAAGACGATAAACGTAAGTGGCATTGCAAAGTTAAGGATATATCGTGAGTAATAGAGATAAAATACTAGCTTACTTGACAGAGCCTAGAACTATAAAAGAAATAGCAGAGCATGTAGATGGTAATTATCATGCAGTTAAAAACTTTTTAGTAGCTATGAAAATGAGAGATGAAGTACACGCATTTAAAGATACTCAAGATAGACTAATGCACTATTACATTCCACAGCCACATCCACTACAATCTATATTTAAACATACAGCTAATTTTACAGACGAACAAATAAAAGGCATTATCATACATACAGCAGATGATGCTAAACATAACCTTCAACAAAGAACTACACAAGAAACATTTGGGCAAAGCGTAGCTTATACGCTAACACAATATGACTGACCCATTTAAGATTATAGAGCCAACGGTCATTAGCTTTAGCGGTGGTCGCACATCTGCCTATATGTTATGGAGAGTATTACAATCTAATAATGGACTTCCTGAAGATGCAATGGTGATATTTGCTAACACAGGTAAAGAAGAGGAAGCTACACTTAAGTTTGTTAAAGATTGTGAGGTAAATTGGAATGTGCCTATAACATGGCTTGAATATAGAAAAGTTAAACCATTTTTTGAAGTAGTAAATTATTATACAGCTAGTCGTAATGGTGAACCATTTGAGCAATTAATAGATAAAGCTAAATTTCTACCAAATCAATCCATGCGTTTTTGCACACAAGAATTAAAAGTAAAAGCAATTCATAGATATTTAAAGTTTATAGGTATTAAAGAATATGCAACATTAATTGGCATAAGAGCAGATGAGCCTAGAAGAGTATCTAAAATATCCACACAAGAAGATAAGTTTATGCCATTAGCAAGAGAAGGTGTTACTGAAAAAGATGTATGGGATTTTTGGAATAATAATAATTTTGATTTAGAATTACCAAAGTCTAGTGGTGCATCTAATTGTGATTTATGTTTCTTAAAAGGAACAAAGATACTTACTAGCCTTATTCAACAAAAGCCATCAAGAGTTGAATGGTGGGCAAAACAAGAAGAAAAGATTGGTGCTAGATTTGCTAAAGATAAACCCACTTATGCACAAATGGGAAAGTTTAATGATGAACAATCTCAATTATTTGTTGACGAAACTATACCTTGTTTTTGTGGAGACTAAATGATTAGCATGGAACGTTTACTATCTATTCTGGATGATTGGGCTTTATGGATGAAATCGGATAATCATAAGCTAGGTTATCCATCTAAAAGCATAGGTATGTCATCTGGTGGTGAGTCAACTTCAGAAGCGTTTGAAGAGATGTGTTCTGCCCAAGATATGTCTAATGTACGTACAATACACGCCATTGTGCATAGCTTAGAACAAGGACAACAAGACGCTATCTATGCTAAATACTTAGGTGCTAAACCACCATTAGCCTTTTATTGGCAATTAGATATGGCATACGATAATTTACTGACAATAGCAGAAAGAAGAATAAACGCATAATGTTGTTGCAAAGAACTATGAAAGTATGCTATAATACTACTTGTTGGACAACTCCTGTCCGTTAATAACGTAATCCCACAAAAGCCTGACTGCACTCTCTCCGTGGTTGGGCTTTTTCTTTTATATGAAACTATCTATTTGCGAACAATGCGGTGAACCTTTTGACTTCACCGAGTATAGCCTGTGTAATGATTGCAGATATGACCACCGATTTATTAAGTTAAGGAACGAACATGAAATCAGTACCGAAGACCAAAGCAGGCAAAATGGCAAAGATGAAGAAAGTATTTAAAGAATATGGTGCAGGAACTTTAAACATAGGTAAGTCATCTAAAAAAGTCACGAATCCTAAACAAGGAATTGCGATTGCCTTGAGTGTTAGTGGTATGGCTAAAAAGAAGAAAAAATAATGGCTAAAGAATGTCCAGTCGTAACGCACGACATAAAACTTAATCTTAAAAATAGAGACTGGGCGTTTAAGAATGTAGGTTATGGTCCAGCTAACCCAGATGAACCAAACAAAGAATTTTGGAGTGCCAAATCAGATGAATGGCAAACTCCAGTAGAAACTGCCAAGACTATGCGTTGTGGTAATTGCTCTGCATTTATCCAAACTCCTGAAATGATGGACTGCATAGTTA